GTTACTGCGAACAGTCATCCGTTTGCCCGGGTAAGCTACCCGGAGGGGCATCAATCAAGAAAGTCTTCCACGATCCTACCGGCCGTGGCTTCGTCCAAGTCGTCCTCACCAAACAAACTTGCTAAAAGTAGCAAGATGATGTCAGTGGAAGTAAGGTCATACTTCCAATGGTAAAATCTGGTCATGTCGTCACGCGACGTAACATGAGTGACCGTCTGTATAGCTCTCACTATACCCTTAACACCAAGGTCAAGGAAGTCACCCTTCGCGTTCCAGCCAAGACCATCAAGGCTGACACCACCTTCAGGAACAAGTTGAAGGTAGCGCTCATAATAGCTCCTAGATATCGGAGGACAGTGCCGAAACTCATAAGAGTAACTCAATGCTTTGCCCGCCAAATAAGCACGGTCAGAGACCGCCTCATTTGAAGACGCGCGAGCATTGAATCTGGCAACAGCCTTTCCAAATTTAGGAACCATGACAAAGCCATAGCTAGTCATGATGAAATTCTTGCTTAGGAAGGAGCACTCGCTAAGATGGCGACGCACTACAACAGTAGCACGCATCCTAGCCAAAGTGCAAACATGCTCATAAGCACGCCTGATACACCTAGTCCTGGATTTCCAGGGGTTATCCAAACGCATGAGCATGTCATCTCCTAGCACAAGAGTATCACCACGAAATCCATGGCGAAGACAGAAGGAATAGTTTATTGACATATTCCAGACGGAATTACGGAAGGTCGTAGATTGGGCACCAGTGGGTAACTGATGTGTAACGCGTGCTGCAACAGCATACTTGCGGGCTGTAACCGCAAAAGAGTTTGCATGCAGCATCAAAGCCGTTACCCACATTGGGGCACCCAGTAAACGAAGCCATTTGACCTCCAGTATATGAACATCTCTGACCTGAGTCATGTCGTTCGAGTTGAAATCACTTTCCACAAAGACGCTATCCTCCTCAGAATGACGAGTAATATAGTCAGCCAACTCTTGCGAGCTGGCCTTGTAAGCGCCTTTGTAATTGACCGAATCCGAAGAATCGGCTAAAGCACACAACTTGAACAAGCGTTGAGTACACGCTTGCATGATTGGTCCGAGAATTGCATTATGGATATCAGAAGAC